GGTGGTGCTGCCCGCACACCTACCACGGCCACAGACAGCCTCGACTCAACCCAATACGCGCAAGTTGTTGACCTGATTAGCGAGGGCGAGATTGCAGGACTAAAGGATGGCTTCAAAAGCATCTTCCTAGACAACACGCCGCTGCAAAATCCAGACGGCACCTTTAACTTTCAAAACGTCACGATTTATACCCGCAACGGCACCCAGAACCAAGACATAATCCCATTTGCCGGAGTCATTGAAGATGAGCGCCCGGTTGGCGTAACCGTCCGCAACGATGGATCCGTTACCCGCACCATCACGGATTCGCAAACTGAAGCCGTGCGCGTGACCATCACGGTGCCACGGCTAGAGCGCATCACCAACGAAGGCGACACAGTAGGCGAGTCCGTCCGACTGCAAATTGCCATCCAGTACAACGGCGGCGGTTTTACGACAGTTATTGACGACACCATCGCCGGACGCTCGGGCGACCTGTACCAGCGCGATTACCTGGTCGGCCTGACTGGTACGTTCCCGGTAGATGTGCGCGTCACGCGCATCACGCCAGACAGCAATGACCTGCGCACGGCCAATGAATTCTCTTGGTCGAGCTACACCGAAATCATCTACGCAAAGCTCGCCTACCCCAACAGCGCACTGGTCGGCATCCGCATAGACGCCGAGCAGTTCAACAGCATCCCCAGCCGCAGCTATCGCATTAAAGGCATCAAAGTAATCGTACCCAGTAATGCCACTGTTGATCAAACCAATGGACGCATCACCTACGCAGGGGTGTGGAATGGCACATTCGGCGCTGCGCAATGGACTAGCGACCCGGCCTGGATTCTTTATGACTTGCTGACCAGTACTCGGTATGGATTCGGTGAACACATACCAGCAGCAAGCCTAGATAAGTTCGCATTCTTTTCTGCTTCGCAGTACGCATCCACACTGGTACCGGATGGTTTTGGCGGACAGGAGCCACGGTTCTCTTGCAACACCAACATCCAAACACAAGAGGATGCATACAAGCTAATCAATGATATGTGCAGCGTGTTCCGTGTAATGCCGTTTTACGGCATCGGTTCACTAACCCTTGCGCAAGATAAGCCAACTGATCCTGCCTACTTGTTTACGCTGGCCAATGTAACGGAAGAAGGCTTTAGCTATAGCAGCAGCAGTCTCAAGGCTCGCCCGAATGTGGCCGTGGTCAGTTATCTAGACCTGACGCTGCGGGATACGGTGTTTGAAGTGGTGGAGGATGCTGAATCCATCGCTAAATACGGTGCTGTAAAAACTGAAATCAGCGCGTTTGCCTGCACTAGCCGGGGCCAGGCACGGCGCATTGGCGAGTGGATTCTGTATTCTGAACGCTACGAAAATGAAACCATTAGCTTTAGCGTAAGCATCGACGCTGGCGTGGTCGTCAGGCCAGGGCAAGTCATTGAAGTGGCAGATCCTGTCAAGGCTGGCGCCAGGCGCGGCGGACGCATTACTGCTGCAACTACAACAGCAATCACGGTAGATGACGCCACCGGGCTCACTGCTGCGGGCGCTCAATTATCCGTAATCTTGCCTGATGGCAGCGTCGAAAAACGCGCCATCAATAGCGTTGCCGGCAACGTCATTACAGTGGCAGTGGCGTACACGGCGGCACCAAATGCCAACAGCGTGTGGGTGTATGAAACTAGCAACATCCAGCCATCTACTTGGCGAGTGCTGGGCATTGCTGAGCAAGACGGGACTAACTACACCGTCAGCGCACTGTCATATAACGCGGGCAAGTATGACTACATAGAGCGCGATCAGCCGTTGCAGCAGCGCGACATCACTGATCTCAACATTACTCCCGCTGCGCCTACCAATCTCAACGCAACAGAGATTCTGTACGACGGCGGCGGAATTGCCAAGAGCAAGCTAGTTGTTGATTGGCAGCCGGCTGTAGCAGTTAAAGATTACAGGATTCGCTGGCGCTACGAACCCGGCAACTGGAACACATTTAACATTTCACGCCTCGACTTTGAAATTCTCGACACATCCCCTGGCATTTACACCATCGAGGTGTATGCCATTGGCGCCAACCTTAGGCCGTCAACTGAGCCTGCGCTGCTGATAGTGCAAGCATTTGGCAAGACGGCACCACCGGCAGATGTTAATGGTGTGAGCCTAGTGGCAGGCGATGAACTAAGCGGCATTCTGAACTGGGAACGTGCTGTAGATCTGGACGTACTGCTCGGAGGCAAGGTGTTGATCAGGCATTCCACCGATCTGGTGACCGCGACATGGGAAGAGTCCCAAGACTTGGTGCCGGCCGCAGCAGGTAGTCAAACGCAAAAGCAGGTGCCCATCCTTGAAGGCAGCTATCTGCTGAAGTTTGAAGATGACTTCGGCAATCGATCCGTCAATGCCACGGCAGTAATCGTCGACCTGCCTACGCCGCAGCCACGGTTCTTAGTGAAGAACTATGCCGAGGATCAGGAGGCGCCGCCATTTAGCGGCAATGTTACGGGGATGTATTACGACCCTGAACTAGACGGAATTGTTATTGACTCTGGGCAACTCATAGATGACATGGCGACCGATGGCGACTTCGATGCGCTTCCGTCTATTGACGTTATTGGTGGTGTCAACCCTGCCGGCGAGTACGAGTTTGGTAGCTCATGGGATATGGGCAGCGTGTTCGATGTGAACATAAGGCGGCGGTTTGTAACACGGCCTTTGCTACCCGGCGAGCTATGGGACGACAACACACTGCTGATTGATGATTGGCCGGATATTGATGAAGACAATCTTGACGCGGTAAACGCAGAGATGTATGTGCGCACCACCAATGATGACCCTGCCGGCACTCCCGTCTACGGTGACTGGAATCAATTTGCTAATGCCATTGTGCGTGGCAGAGGTTTTCAATTCAAAACTCTTGCCACATCCACTAACCCATCGACAAACATCATTATTGACGAACTGGGCGTGGAGATGGAGCTGCAGCTACGCACAGAGCAATCAGCGGTACTTGCTAGCGGCGCAGGTGCGCTGGCCGTCACGTTTGACTATGCCTTCTACCAAGCGCCCAATATTGGTATCACGGCCAACAATATGGCCACGGGCGATTTCTTCCTGATCACGGCGGTGACACGCCTTGGCTTTACAGTAGAATTCAAGAACAGTGCCGGTACAGCCGTGAATCGACAGTTCACCTACACTGCCAACGGCTACGGCAAGGAGATCTAAGCAGTGGCACAACACGACTACATCATTGCCAACCAAAGCGGTGCGGCATTCCGCGCCGACTTAAACAACGGCTTGGCTGCCATCGTCAGCCAGAACAGCGGCGCAACGCAACCCAGCACCACCTACGCCTACCAGTGGTGGGCAGACACGACGACAGGGCTGCTAAAGATCCGCAACGCCGCCAACAGCGCCTGGATAACGGTTGGCACGCTGGCTGATGCCAACCTAGGGCTGCTAAGCCTTGCTGGTGGCACATTGACTGGTGCGCTGCTGGCAGATGACAGCGGCACTGCTGCATTGCCTGCCATTGCATTTGACGGCGACACTAATACCGGCATCTTCCGCGCTGGCGCTGATCAGTTTGGCATTGCTACTAACGGCGTCGAGCGCGTTGAGTTTGGCACCACTGAGGTGGTATTCAACGATGGCGGCGCTGATGTTGACTTCCGCGTTGAAGGCGATACAAAAGCCAATCTGTTCAAGGTGGATGCTGGCACTGATGCCGTCAGCATTGATGGAGCATTCAGCGTAACGGGAAACTTTGACATTGCCAACCTCAACGGCGGCCCGCTGGCAGGCTTCCGCAACCGCATCATCAACGGCAACTTTGCCCTTGGGCAACGCGCTACTACTTTTGTAAGCGGTGCAAATAACGATGATGCTTACACGCTAGACCGTTGGTACATCCTTAGCGATGGCAACGATGCAATTGATGTAACACGAGAAACGTCAGTTGTACCAGCTAATCAGAAATATGCCATTGCCCTTGATGTTGAAACAGCTAACAAGAAGTTTGGCATTGCACAAATTATTGAAAGTGATAATTGCGTTGGGCTAACAGGCGGCACCGTAACTCTTAGCTTCAAGGCTAAAGTAAGCGCCACTACCAAACTGGACAATGTAAAAGCTGCTGTTGTTGCATGGTCTGGCACGGCCGATACAGTTACAAGTGACATCATCAGCGCATGGGGCGCAGAAGGCACCAACCCAACGCTAATTGCAAATGCTACTTACGAAAACACTCCTGCAAACTTAAGCGTCACCACTAGCTACGCCACTTACTCACTAACAGCAAGCGTTGACACGGCAAGTACAACAAACATTATTGTGTTTATCTGGTCTGATGTAACTGACACTACAGCCGGAGATTTTCTTTACGTTACTGATGTCCAACTAGAACCTGGCCCTATCGCCACACCATTTGAGCGGCGGCCGATTGGGACTGAGCTGGCGTTGTGTCAGAGGTATTTTGAAGTAGGTACGTCTAGTTGGTTTGGGTACGCTGGAGGAGGCACTGGGATCGGCGCACATGTTTCCTATGCAGCAACCAAAAGAGCAGTACCAACGGTAGCAACGACGGCGTTTAGCTATACCAATGCATCAGGCTCGACTGTGGACAATAACACCATTTACGGATTTATACCTTATGCCGTAACGACTGCTCTCGGTGGAGTTCTTATTTACAACAACTGGACCTCCTCCGCTGAACTGTAATCCTCATGTATCAACTAACCACCAGCACCAGCATCATCCGCCTCTCAGATGGCGCGTTTATTCCCAATGACCTCGGCAACCGCGACTACCGCGAATATCTGGAGTGGGTAGAGGCTGGCAACACCCCAGAGCCTGCACCAGAGCCCGAGCCCATCCCTGTGCTGACCACCGAGCAGAAGCTGGAAGCGGCTGGGCTGACGGTGGCGGAACTGCGGAAGCTGTTTGGTCTTCCTGCCCCTGAAAGCTGATGGCGATCTCTCCCGGCCAATACAACATCAGCCTGCAACGCCGGGCGGATTACAGCATTGCGCTGCAGTTCAAAGACAGCACCGATGCTGCTATCAACCTGACCGGTTGGACTGTTGCCGCACAAGTGTGGAACGAAGGCCGCACGACGAAATACGCCGATTTCACGGTTACTTACACCAACCTCGCAACTGGCACCATCGCCATCGCGCTAACAGACGAGCAAACAACTATATTTCCCGCTGAGGCGTATTACGACGTACTACTTACCAACCCTTCAGGGCTAAAAGAGTATTACCTCGAAGGCATTGTGTATGTCAGCGAGGGTTACACGGCATGACAACCGTAAACGTCAGCGCTGTAACCAATACCGTCACCGTCACCGAGAACGGCAGTAGCACCGTTGTCACCGTACCTGTTACCAGCACTGTCACTGCGGTCACTGTTGGTCCGCAAGGACCATCTGGTGCGGCTGCATTTGTGTTCACGCAGCCAACTGCTGCAGCTACATGGACAATTAATCACAACCTCGGCTTCAGGCCATCTGTTGAATTGCTAGATGCTGGTAGCCAAGAGATCGACGGGGATGTGGCGCATCCCTCCGTTAACCAAACCGTTGTTACACTGAATCCAGCATCCGCTGGCCTCGCTCGCCTGATCTGATATGGCCCGTAAGTTTTTTACTGACCTTGACCTACAAAGCGTCTCGAAGGTCATCAATGTCCCATCGCCTACCGCAGCAGGCGACGCCGTACCTAAGTCCTATGTGGATTCTGCGGTTGAGGGCTTGGCGTGGAAAGACAGTGCTCGCGTTGGCACGCAAAGCAACCTCAATCTGAGCAGCCCTGGCGCCACGATTGATGGCATCACGATGGTGTCGCAGGATCGGGTGCTGGTCCGCAACCAATCCACGCAGAGCCAGAACGGCATCTACGTCTGGAACGGTTCAGCGGTCGCACTGACCCGCTCGCTGGATGCCAGCACGTTTGCCGAGCTGGAACAGGCGATCATCACGGTTGAGGAAGGCACCGACGCTGGTACAACTTGGCGTCAAACGCAGATCAACGGCGTAATTGATACCAACAACGTCATCTTCACGTCGTTTGCAGCGGCAGCACCAGCCGCTAGTGAGACCACCGCTGGCATTGCTGAGCTTGCCACGCAGGCAGAAGTTGATGCCGGCACTGATGACGCTCGCATCATCACGCCACTGAAGCTGGCTACCTGGAGCGGCAGGATTCGCAAATATGCAGCCAGCTTTGGTGATGGCAGCGCCACCAGCTACGTCATCACCCATAACTTCAACACCCGTGATGTGACGGTAGTCGTGTTCCCTAATAGCGGCACCTACGACAACGTTGAAGTTGATGTAGGCCGCACCAGCGTCAATGCAGTCACCTTGGTATTCGCCACGGCACCAGCCAGTAACGCCTACCGCGTGGTGGTGATCGGCTAATGGCACGGCAATTCCTAACTGACATTGAACTGGGAGATCAGCGTGAGTTGCGCTTTGAGGATGCGGACTCATCCCATTACGTCGGTTTCAAATCACCTGCAACGATTACCACCAACCGCATCTGGACGCTGCCTGCTGCTGATGGCACCAGCAGCCAAGTGCTTAGCACCAATGGCTCCGGCACGCTGTCATGGGCCACGGCAGGCGGCGTCGGCGCCAACCAAGCTGATTATGGTTTGGTTGCTGACGCCGTATCATCCACTGCAGATTATGGGAGTGTGGTCTAATGGCAGTTCAAGTACAGCTACGGCGTGGCACTGAAGGACAAAACAACGCCTTTACTGGTGTTGTGGCGGAGCTTACAGTAGATACGACCAATAATGAATTGCGTGTACATGATGGCAGCACTGCCGGAGGTCATGTAATCGGCGCTGGCGGCACTTCCGTTGGCGGCAACCTTTTCCTCAACACAACCTGCATTTAAGCCATGGCAGCCTCACCCGCATTTATTTCCGCTCCACGCATCGGGCGTTGTTCG